CTCGTCGCGCTCGCTTTCTGCTTTTTGCGCTCGTTCCAACATCGCATCAACTTCTTTCTCTGTTGCCTCTCGTTCGCGCAAAGCGTTTCTGTGCAATTCCCTCGCCTCGTCGCGCTCGCGCTCCAAGCGTTTAGCTGTATCGGCGGGAACCCAGTGTTTATCTCCGTCGATCCCTCTAATTCTTGTCATAAAAGCATCCGTCTCAGGCGTGTCACTCATCGCTGGTCTCCTCCTTTAACTGATCAACGAAATCCCACGCCTGCTTTGCTCGTAGGTCGAAATACCTGGCAAGCAGGCAGTTGTTTGTTTATCGCCACTAACAACCGGCTGGCAGCATTGTGGACCTTCTGGTAGTCAGCGTATGATACCCATTCTTGCAACCATTGGCTGCACTGCCTCCTCGCCTCGTTGCGCTCGATCTCCAGCTTGCGACAAAAAGCAAAAAGATCAGGGATTTCGCCTCCCGTTAAAAATCGTGGAACTAAAGCATCTGTTTCTGGTGTATCGCTCATTTCGCGCCCTCCAATAACTGCCTAACGCGCTTGGCCTCGCGCTCCATTGGCTCGAGGAGATCGAGGGCGCGGGTGAGTTTGTCCTTGTCCCATCCTTGGATCTCGTCCGACATCTTGCGTTGCCATAGGATAAACGACTGGCTCAGCCCCTCGATGGTGACGATAGCCTTTGTTTTGTCGGCAGGGTTAAGGGCGGGCTTGGGTTCGGGTAGTGAGAGGCCGAGGTCGAGTTCCAGTTGCGCTTCTGTGTCTGCTGTGAATTCAATCCCCCACCGTCCGTTGCTGTAGTCGCGTGATTGTTGCAGCCACTTTGAGGCGGCACGCTTACAAGTCAGGATGTCTTTGTGGATATCTGTCCATTCTCTGGTGGTGAGGTTGTCTGGTAGGTTCAGCCCAGCAAGGGTAAACATGGCTTGGTCTATTAGTTGCATATATTTGTCGTGGTTTGTGTTTTTAGTTTTGCGATTGCCGCTGCCTTCGCTGCGGTAAATGGGTCTGTCGCCTTGGCGCGGAAGGTCTCGCGGCTGGCCTGGCTCTTGCGGAATTTGGTGCATTCGAACGAACTATCCTTGCCGCTCAGGACATCGCGGACGCCCAGCGTGTAGTGGCTCAGTAGCGCGCGGGTGACGCCCAGCTCGCGGGCGACTTCAGCTTGGGATCGTGCGCCGTTGAGTTGGTCGAGACCGGATGCGAATGCCAGCGCGTGGGCCATGGCTGGTAGGTTGCTCGCTTTGAGTAGCAGGCCGATGACCTTGCCCAAGATGAGCGCTTGGTTCTTCCGCACTTCATTTTCCACATGGAGCAGGACAAGGCGCGCGGCGTTCACGCTGATGCCCAGCGAGTCGGCCAATATTTCCTCCGGCGAATCGATTTCGTCGGCAATGTCTGGCCAATAAACGCCGCCGTTCTTTTCGAAGAGGCGGGCGGCTTCTGCGGGTGATGCGCTGATCATTGTAGGTGTTCGGTGATTACTGCTTTAAGGTTGTTATATTTGGAAATCTTGTCGAATTCGTCGCCGTGGATCTCGTAGGTCGTCCAGGCGTGAGCGCACTTGTTGCACTCGCGGCGGCGTAGGTGTGTTCGTTGTTTTGGCGGCTGTCTAGGACGTGGCTAGTGTTGTGGCATTTAGGGCAGGGCTTCATTTAGCTTCCTCAAATCTGGCGATGTGTCCGTGCATGATGACCGGCACGGCCTTGTCGCGTTCTCCGTTCCGGTTCTTGTCTATGCGTAGCACCTTGCCGTCTTCGCCCTTGGCGATGATCCAGACATGATCGGCGTGGTGGGAAATGGCGCGGGATTCACGGAGTCGGCCCTCGTCGTTGAGTTGGGACGCCGTGCCGACGGCGATGTCGAGTTGCAGCGCCAAGCCTTTCAGCCTGCGGGTGATCTCCGAGACATGCTGCTCGCGCGTCTCGTTCTTGCCAAGGGTGCGGAGGTGGACGAGTTGGATGTAATCGACAATTAGCAGGTCAAGCTGGCCTTTGCTGTGCGCTTCGCGGGCAGTGGATTCGATGGATTCCCAGTCGGCAAAGTCCGATTCGATGCGGAGATTGGTTCGTTTAAACGCCGCAAGCGCCTGGTGCATTCGCGCCATGTCTTGCTGGATCATGCCTTCGGCAGCGGTCTTCACGCGGTGGCCGGTGAAGTTCGACAACATCCGGCCAAAGACCTGCTTGGCCGGCATCTCAAGGCTGAACAGGAGCACATGCTTGAGCTTTTCCGCCGCATCGAGTGCCACCTGTTGCAAAATGATCGATTTGCCTCCAGATGTCTCTGCTGCCACCACGAAGAGTTCGCCGCGCTTGGGTCCGCCGCCGGTCAGGGCATCCAGTGACGGCAGGCGTGTCGAGAATGCCTCGGGCGGCTCCGTGCGCTCGATCTCGGCAAGCCATTCGTCCATCGTCTCGGCCAGCGTCTTGCGCGGGCGGTCCACAAGGGCTGAGATTTCAGCGAGACGCCCGGAGACGGCTGCGATGTCGCCCTCCATCGTGCGAAACGAAATGGCAGCCTCTGAGGCCGCTTGTTGGGCCTCCCGGTATCGGGCCGCGGTCAGGAGTTGTTCACGATACCAGAGCGCCGTCTTAGGGTCGCCTGTGGGGAAGAATGACAGGATTTCCATGAGCGCCTGCGGTCCACCGACTGCGTTTAATGTCCCGGCTGTCTCCATTAACGAGACTATGGTGAGCGGATTTGACGGTGCATTGGTCGCTCGGCAGGCTTTGGCCGCTTGCAGGATGAGCTTGTGGGCTTCAGAAAAAAACAACTCATCCGGCCAAGTTGCCAGGTCGAGCGTTCCCAGGTGCTGGACAATGCAGGAGAGCGCCACCTTTTCCGCTGTGTCGTTCCGCGGGACTGCTGGCGGCATCTGAATGATTCCGGCTTTTTCGGGTGTATATGTCGGCATGATTTTTTAGAGGCAGCGTTGTGGTTCACGATTGGGAGTCGAAGACTCCCTATTATTCTTCTCTTCTCTGGTCCCGTTTTGGTCACGCTGCGGGCGTGACATTTTCGTGACAGCTTCTTTGGCGCGTTGTTTCCACTTTCTTTGTGTTGCAAGTCCACGCTCTTTAGCGGTTTGGCTGTTGTGGCGGTCGAAGTTTGTAAATTCGATTTTCTCGCCTTTGATGCGAATCCATCCGCAGTTTGCGAGTGCTTCGTCGAACTGCTCGCAGCGCGTGATTTCGCGGATGACACGGAGAGCCGTGACACTTGTCACGCCGTCAGCGTGACAATTCCGTGACGCCCAAGCCCACACCTTCACGAGCTTCCCGACCACCGTATCCGGGTCTAATCCGGTCTGTTCAGCGATAGCCGACACCTCGATCTTTTCGTGTAGGTGGTTTTCCACCTTTATCCATTCTCCAGCCATGTTAAATAAGTTCCTCCATTAAAATTCTAAAAGCTCGCTCGGCTGTTGCAGGCACGACTCCGTTGCCGAGGAGGCGCAGTTCGTCGGTTCGATTGTCACAGGTAACTTGCAACTCGGCATAGTCCATCCTATCGGCAGGCCCATCAGCGTCTCCACCCAGCGAGAGTTGAGCTTGGCTGTGTTGTTCATCGCTCCGACTTGGCCGTGCTGTCCAATGTCCTTGGCTCTTGCTAACCTCGTCTCTGCTTTCTCCTCGCCACCCACTCTCGGAGTTGCCCATTGCTTCATGTCCCGTCCCAAGCATTTCTGGTTGCTGGTTAGCTCCGTCCTCGCTCCCTCCACATGATCGCTTGCTTGTGGAGTTGCCCATTGTTGTCTCCCAACTTGAGTTTCTAAATTCGGGAATCTGTTCTCTTTGTTCGCTGATTCCTCTGTTATTGTTGCTGCCATGGCAGAACAACTTCTTGGCGTTGCCCACGACTCTTGGCGGTTCGTCCCCTTGATCTCCTCCGCAAAGACTTGATCCACCGTGAGGCATTGCGTCTTCGCCTTCTCTCCGGTCACCAACGCCCTCACTACTTGCCTGTGCGGTGTCTCGCCCCTGTTGTGCGTCCCGTGAGCAAAAGTTTGCCAGTTTCGCTGGGATTGTTCCGACAACCCTTGGCGGCTCCCATCCGTGCTGGGCTTCTCCGGGGCGGGAAGGCCATACTTGGTCATGGCATGGTGCAGACTCACCCCGTGGAATCCGCCCTGCTCCAGATTGTTGTCGGTTCGCAGCACCGCACCATCCCTGTGGTTCGATGCGTCCGGTGTTGGCCAATTTGCCGCATCCTTCACCGCACCCGCCAGATAAGTCCCCGAGTTCCCGTTCGGGCCGCTGCTCTCTATGTCCGGCGTGTGGGCGGTTATCGTTGGCCACAACCCTTGGCGGCTCCCATCCGTGCTGGGCTTCTCCGGGGCGGGAAGGCCAAGCTCCCCACGATTCGCCATTGCTGACAGACTCTGCCCCATCTGCCCCTTGTCGAATAAGCCAGCCTTCTCCGCTTCCATTGCACAAGGTGTTGGCCAATTCGCCGCATCCTGCGTCACCACCGCGCAGAGGTAGCCCTTGCCCGGCATGTGGTCGTGACTCTTGGAGCCAATCGGCCCAGTGTCCTTGTATTCGCTGGCTCTTATCGTAGGCCAAGATGAAGACCCGCTTGCGCTGGTGCGGTGCGCCGACTTCAGACGCACTGAATATTCCCCACGCCGCTTTGTAACCGATTGATTCCAGCTCTCCAATGACTTCTCGGAGTCCGAGGGAGATGTGTCCTTCGACATTTTCAAAGAAGCAGAGTTTGGGTCGCAGAATCCGAATTCCGTCTGCGATAAAAGGCCAGAGGTGTCGTGGGTCGTCTGTGCCGAGGCGCTTTCCGGCTGCGCTGAATGGCTGGCAGGGATATCCCCCAGTGAGGATGTCCACGCGGTCACGAAACTCTGCCCATGGGAAGGATTTAAGATCCGTCCATATAGGTGCTGCGTCCATGAGTCCCGCTTCCATTTTTGCGACCAAGTTCGCGCAGACGAAGCCTTCGATCTCACAAAGAGCGACTGAGCGCAGATTTGGGATGACTCGGTGCAGTCCAAGCTCAATGCCGCCGTATCCGGCACAAAGTCCGATGTGTGTAATTGTTTGGGTAGTATCCACATTATTTCATTGCCTCCAACCGCATTTTATTAGCAGGGAGCCCGATGCCTGAGCAGTCCCCGAGTGCCTTGCACAGATCGCGGTAAAATGCAGAGTTTAAGAATGCAATCGCGGTGCGTTGGTAGCGTTCGCGGTCGTTTTTGGTGTTGTTCCGCAGGTAATCGCGGTCATTTTTTGCGTCAAGAACGGCTTGGCGGATCATCGCGCAGAGCAGCCGTCGGGTATAAATAAGCTCGTTGTCTATTTGCTCGTCAGGTGAAATTTGTGGCAAATCGGGCAGGCGTATCGGCGCAGGCTCTTCTTGCGGTTGCGGCGGGCGAGCCGCACCTCGGCGAGCTTGAGTGCCACGGTGCGCTCGCTGGGGTAGGCTTTTTTGCTCAGGCACATGTCCCATATTGTTTCTGGTAGATATTCCCTCACTCATTTCCGTTTCGGTTTTGCATGGTGGGTCTCGATGTATTTGCGGACGCGCTCCGCATCAGCCTCAGCGTGTTGCCGTTCCTCCAGCGCGTAAGTGTGCTGGTAGGGCGGCAACGGCACGCCGCGCTCGAGCCTCGGGCCGATCGGGCAGGCGTTGGCGCAGATTGCCAGGCGTAGGGTGATTTCAGGGGTCACTTGGTTAAGTTCTGTCCTGCGATTTGCAGCGCTGAATCAATGACATCCTTTGTCCACAAATCATTTGGAGCGCAGCGGTGCATTGAATAAATGATCACCGCCACTGCCTTCATTACAGCGATGTTTGATATATTCTCGGCGATGAATGGGTTGAGCTTGTTGAGGCTAACCAAAAGTTTGTTTTGCATAGCGACTTCGCCAAGCGTTTCCCCATCCAAATCAACAAAATGAAGGCGCAACCCCCCATCGTTCATTTTTCCAAAATGTCCGCCGGAATAGTGGCCTTCACGATCTGAAGAAAATGTATTCTGCTTTGGCCTGCCTTGTCGTTTTACCTCTCCCCTTGTTTCCGTGTTGACCCGTGGGCCTCGCGTGATGTTTCCACGAACCGAACAAGTCGATTCCACGGCCTCAATCACCTCACGAAGAGCCACATCAATAGTTTGAGCCTCGGCCTTCTTTAGCAAAGGCCGAGTGTAGGTGGTGAATATGTATGCCAACAACGCATCCGATGCATCCACCGAGTCCTTGTTAGTGGCCAGCACCCACCGCGCATCCCCGTCCTCCAACTCCACAACAAAAGAGAAGTTTGAACATGACGTGTCGCCCATGCCGGCATCCATGATTCGGCCAGGCCCGATCAGTCGGCCTTGATAATACAAGTTGTATCCAGCCCAGCTCTTGCGGTTCTCGTCGTTTGGGTTGAAAATCCCGCCCGTCAACCGAACCCGCTTGTCTTCATATTCAAAGCTCTCATTGATGCTCTCGATGAAGATCGGCTGCTCTGTCGGTAGCAACTTAACCCCATTGACTTCGATGTTGAGGTTTCGAGCCAGCGCCAGCGCATAGCAGCGCCGAATCTCCTGCGTTTGAATTGCAGACTTGTAGAAGTCATCAAAATCCCACCAAGCTATTACCGTGCTATGAATGGAGCATTTTTCTGGAATTATTTCGGCGTGTCCGCTTTCTATTGCAGCATCCCAATCGCAGGAAGCGCTCTGGCCCCTGCTGCTGATCGTTGTTTTGCGCGAATACTTAACCGAAGCGTCCTTTAGACCGACGCCGTAGCGCCCGATCTGACCGACCTTTCGGCTTTCTCCTATGTCAAAAGCTCGGAAGATGTCCTCAAACCCGTTCCCATCGTCTTCAATGAACAGAGCATTTTCAGATTGATGGATTCGGACATTCTTTGCCCCGGCATCAATAGAATTGTCGATGAGCTCCAGTAATGCCGGTTGCAATTTAAAGTTTTGATTTCTAAGGCGCACAAGCGTGCTTCCCACATTGATTTTTAGTTCTCTTGCGTTCATAAAGCGGATTCCTTGAGTTTTGCTGTGATCCACAACCGCACTGCGGTGTGGTCTGTTAATGGGATGTCTTTGATGAATTTCTTCCATCGTTGCGCGAGGAGTTCGTCTAATGAACGTTTTGGCGCTTCGGGATTGGCTTCTGGCTTGGCAGCAATGATTTCTTCCGCTTTGGCAATGATATCTTCTCGAGACGTCTCAGGTTCGGCGACTTGCAGTTCCTCCACAATCGCTGCCAGTTTACCGGCCCTCTTTACCGTGGCAGGCGATACTCCTGTTTCGGCGGCGACTACTTCGGCAGTGGTGTCTTTTGGCAAAGTATCATTTTGATCCTTTGCCGCTGTATATTGATTGCCCCGGCTTCCTCCTTGAGATTTCTTCCTCTGGTTATAAAGCTGACCGACAAGGAGCTTGAAATCTTTTGGCGAGAGGTTGCGCCTTCCGAGTTGGTTCTTGATGATCCATTCTTTCACCTTGTCCCTGTTCCCAAAGCGAAGTTCTTGAGTCTTGAACTCAAAATCCCCAAACCCATCAAACTCCTTCCACAAAGAAAGCCGGTTATGGCCATCAACCAGAATGTTTTTGCCTTCGTGACGCCAAACAACGATCGGCATCAAAAGCCCGCAAATTGACAGGCTTTCTTTGAGTTCCTTCCGTTCCTCACCCGACAATGGTCGGATGAGGTTTTGGAACTCAATATCAATTACGATTTGGTTCGGAATCATAACTTAAAACGGAATCTCGTCGGATTCTTGCTTCTTGGTCGGCTTGGCTGCGGGCTTGGCTTCAAGCCACCGCTCGATGGTGTTGAATCGCGCGTTCGGATTGGTGCTTCCGGCCTCCTCGCCTAAGACCACCCATGCGGACATGCCGACAAAATCCTCGGCCTCGATCGTGACCTCTTCTCCTGGCACGACGGCTTGCCCGAGTGCTTGGCGCACTTGGTCGATCTTCCATGCGGCCTTGGCGGTAAAGGTCAGGTGTTCGTTGATTTCTGGCCCGTTGGTGCCGTCTGGCATCTTGACGCGGCAGGTGAGCTTGATCATTGAGTTTCCAGCTTGGCTGGTCTTTTCGACGCCGTTGGTGATTTCGATCTGGTATTTTCCCGGCTCGACGAAGTATGTCTCGCGGGGTTCTGTTTGTGTGTAGGTAGGCATATTTTTGTAGTTGGTTAGTAGTTTGGTCCGCGTTTTTTGCGATGCGCGGCCCCGCTTTGCCCCTGCGGCCCCCTTGGGACCTAGCGAGGAAATTATTTGGTTTTGGTTTGTCGGAGAGTGGTGATGGCTAAACCGGATTTGATTGCTGTCTCGTCGACTTCCACGCCACCGGCTGCGCAGAACTCGCGGAATTTTGCTCCTGTCATCTTGCCGCCCAGGGCGAGAATGAGGGTTTCCTTCGAGACATTTTCGGACGCCTTGGCGATGGCTGCGGCTTCCACATATTCGCGGCCGGCGGAGGTCGAGACCTTCCAGCCGGGGATTTCTTCACCGTCAGCGAGGCGTTTTTTGAGTAGTTCGATGACCGGCTCGGCGATGTGCTTCTCGGCGGTCTTCCAGTTGGCGGCGAAAACGCTGAGCTTCAGCGGGTCGGCGGCGATCTCCGCGCGGATCTCGTCCAGCGTGCGGCCGTAGGAAGTGACAAGTTCAAGAGCGCCCTCGGCTTGGCGAACGATGGCCCCGCAGGAGTTAAAATGCGCACACCAGGTGCAGTATTCGCACGGCGTAGGCTTGGCGTCCTCGCTCGTGGCCTCGGCGATCCACCGCTGCGTCGTGGCCTCGGCCTCGGCGCGGGTAAAGTCGTAGGAGCGGACAAGCTGCTGGTCCACATAGACCACATGCGCCGTCCACGACTCGGCAAGGTGATCCTCCATGCAGCCGAGCGCATAGGCGGCAAGCTGCTGGCGGTAGTTCCGCACTTGGCCGGTCTTTATGTCTGCCACCCATCGTGCGCGCTTGCATATGGCGTCTGCAGTTCCGAGCTTCGAGAGTCCCGGCACTGCCATGGCGAGATATTCCTCTCGGGTCTCGACATGTTCGCCACCAGAGAGGCGTCGAAGGGTCTCGATGCCCCAGTTCGCGGCATTCAAGTCGTCGATAGGCAACTGCTGCAAATGTGACTCATTGCCGTCCATCGCCATGCGTATCGCGTAGTCAATAGCCGTCCCGCGCTGGGCAGCCGCCGACGCACCCGATGCGCCGACGAATACGGAACATTCCGCGAGCTTCGGTGCCATGGAGGGTGTGAGTTCTTTACTCACGCTGCCTCCTTCAGTTCGGTAGCCTTGGCAATCAATGCCTCCGGGCGTGCCACGATGTTTGCGCGGAGTTTCTCCGAGACATCGCGCCAAGTTTGTCCTGGCTGGATGGATTTGTTGGAGATCAGGAAGGCGTTGACCGCTTCCTCGTTAGCTTCAAGCATCTCGAAGGCGCGCACATGCTCCGCACCGACCACGACCACCGCCGGTTCGACTTTTACTTTTGGCGTTGCGCTTGTAGCGAATAAATGCGCCACCGAATCCCACTCCATCGGCAACTCTCCAGCCAATCCGCTGCGTGTCTTCGCGTCGTATGCTGCCGAGTGCGTTGTTAAGATGATGCGTTGCTTGCCGCCGGTGCCCTTCGCCTTGCCGTTCTCTGACTCAACAACTTTCGTCTTGAACCGGAAGAACCACAACTCATCTGCCCATTCCTTAACGAGCGGCGACGACTGCTTGCTCATTTTGAGTTCGTAACGGTCGTATGCCGTCATAAGATCCGGCGGCTCGACGCGCTGAACCTTGCTGTGAGCAAGAAGCACGACATGTTTGCCATTCGCGATTAGCGAATCCAGCGCCGTCAGCATCCGGCTCATGCGTTCGGCCACCATCACCCAGCCTTTTCCGTAGCCATAATCTTCAATGCTGGCCTTCTTGGTGCTGGCGAGCAGGTCTTCGACGCATAGGCGCTCTGCCCAGTCTGCCGAATCAATGATGACCGTCTGGTAGTCGCTGGCTGCGACCTCTTTCAGTGCGCCGTTGAGTTCCGCCCAGCTGTTAATCTCGCAACGATCGGTGTCCAGGTGTGCCGTGCCTCCCTCGATATCGAGGAACAATGGAGCAGGGAACTGCGCGGCAAATGTTGTTTTGCCAACCGATTCCACTCCGTAAATGACCACGCGCTGTGGCCTTGTCTGCTTTCCTTTTGTTATTTTCATTTTTTTGTGTTTGAGGCAGCGAAAACGGCCACTGCCAGTGCCGCCCAACTATGGGATTTGATGCCGTAAGTCTGGCCCGGCTTGGCCTTGGTTCCCTGTGGCCCGACGAGATCGAGCAACGCCTGACGCACATTGGCGTCCTTTGCTCGCATCGTGCCGCAGAGAAAAAGTTTGATGTCTTTGCGATAGCAAAGAACCGGCTCCACCCGAGCCACCTCCGTAAACCGACCGATCCAGACACAGGTTTCAAAGGTCGAAGCACCGACCGCCATGCCGTAGGAGGCAATCATTTCAATGGCGCAACGGTCGTATTCGCGGCCGATGAGCACCTGCCGCATCTCCGCATTCGAAATCCACCCGTGGTCAAGAATCTCACCCGCACGGTATTGGACAAAAGCGCTGTGGGCCGTGCCCGGATCAATGGCAAGGATCGTCTCAGTCCTCATCGTCGAATTCCTCCCAACGACGGCGTCGCTCGCGGTGGTCTTTTATCTCATCCCACATTGAGCGCCTGCCGATGTGGTAACAGGCGAAGCAGCTCCCAATGGATAGAAACCACAACACTATTGCAAAAGTGGCCGTCATTTTTATCCCTCCGGTGGGTTCGGAAACGGCATCCAGTGGGTGACAGGGATTTCAATGACTCCAGCAGAGAGCCATCTCCAGTCGATGCCGTCATGGAAGCCAGCTTCCACATGGCCGTCCTCTGTAGCGACAATGACATCCGTATCGGAGTCCGGCATGCCCTCGCCTACATGAGTCCACGCGCTCATTCCTTCACCTCCACGAGCACGGTCTTGAGCGTCGTCTTCGCCACCGGCTTGACCTCGGCCACCTGTTCAACGATGAGCCAAGTTCCCGACCAGTCGTCGTCTCGGTCAGACAACGGAAATTCGCTTTGATTCCAGCACGCTTCAAAATCGCGGCGGATGCACGCCTCGGCTGCGGCCCTCGTGTCGAAAGGTCCGCGCACTTCTTTCATGCTGCCGTCGAGGCTCTCGGTTTCGATGATCCAGAATTTCATCGTGCGAGCCTCCAGGTTGCCCAAGCCAGCCCGACGAGCGGGGCGACGGTGCCGAGGTAGGTGAGGAAGTAGCCGATGGATCGGCAGACTGCTTGTGGGTCGTTTATATCAATCATAATTTGGTTGGGGTGATGTGGGTGGCTTGGAGCCGGTGTTTGAGAAAAAACTTGGTCTTGGCATCGCCGAATCCGGCGGCCTCGATCGTGTCGCGGATCGGTCCAAAGACGTGGCAAAAGCCCTCACAGAGGTAGAGGCGGGCGGGCTTCATTTCGCGGGCCTCCGGTTCGAGGTCTCGCCGATCTGGTCCGACATCCAGTTCTGGAATGACGCCTGAAAAATCCTCCAGCCGCCTTTATTTGCGAGCGGCTTGCAGGCCGAAAAACTTCCGCGCCGAATGTGGCGAAGGATTGTCTCCCTGTGAGCGCCGGTTTCTTCGGCGGCTTGTTTCACGGTCATCGTGCCCTTCATTTCGACGCCTCCCGTTTTGCAGCCCTATTTTCTTTCAGCGCCAGTTGCTCGATGGCGTGTGCCACTACTCGACTCAGCGGAATTTTTACCCCGCCACTTTCAGCGCGGTTTTTCACAT